GGGAACGGCCAACCAGACGCTGAGTCTCGGGAAGATGGGCGCCAGGGTCCTCTGGTCGGGCGAGCTTGAGGAAGATTCGTTGATTCCGTTCGTGCGCCAGCTCCGCACTCAGTTGGAGAAGGCCGGCGCTGAGCAAATGGAACATGCGATCATCGATGGCGACACCGACACCAGCGCTACGACCAATATCAACGACATCGCTGGCACGCCTGCTGGGACAGAGCTGTATTTGATCTGCAATGGATTCCGGAAGCTGCCGCTCATCACGAACACGGCTAATGCCGTGAGCGTCGGGACTTTGACCGCTGAGAGCTTCTTGTCTATCACGAAGCTCATGGGCGCGGCTGGGAAAAATGCGTCGCAGCTTGACCAGGTCGGCTTCATAATCGACCCGTGGACGCACTACAAAGCACTAGAGCTCGAAGAGGTCAAGACCAAGGACGTATTTGTGGCACCGACTATCGAGAACGGTGTTCTGACCAGCATCTACGGGCATCGGATACACGTCAGCTACTTCATCAACTACGCCGGGGTGCTTTTGGGCACGGTCACGACCGATGCCTACAAGTACCTGGCCAACACCGCTGGCAAGGTCGATCAGGACACTGAGTCCAACAACAGCACGGGGACCATCTTAGCTGTGCGTTGGGATCAGTGGATGTTGGGTTGGAAGCGACGTATGACGATCGAGACGACTCGCATCGCTCGCGCTGACACGACTGAGATCGTGGCCCTTGCACGTTGGGGCCTGGTCTATCGCGACACCGAGGCTTCGGCCATCGGGTACAATGTGACGGTATAAGCACGATAATCTGGCAGATCCTGGGGCTGGCTCTCCGGCCCCAGGGGAGGCCGCATAGGAGAGATTTAGAATGGCACAGAAAACTTACATAGTGCGCAAAGGCGGCGAGGCTGAGCTTGCGCGTATTGATTTCTCGAACGCAAGCGTGGAGTCGAGCTATACCGGCGGCGGGATAATCAAAGCTGGCACGTCGAGCGCGCGGGTAACTGCCGACGTGGCAAACATGAAGTTCATCTCGCTGTACTTCGACAACGGGGCCACGTCTGGCGACAACCGCGGCATCTACAACCGTCTGTATCTGACCGGTGCTGGTGGCGGTGGCGAGTCACTGCGCACGTTTACTACAGTCGAGGACGTTGCCGCTGGCACTGCGCATGGTGCTCACATCTCGCTCAGTTTCGGTAGCTCGGGTAGTGTCACTGGCTTGGGCGTAGCCAGTCGTAACACGCTACACGTGCCGGATGCCAGCCTGTCTGGCGGCACATACGCTGCGACCCAAGCAGAAATTTACTCGGACGGGTCAAGTTCGGACATCAGTGGCGCGACCGAGTATAGTTTCATTCGCGTCGTGAATGCTGGCGATTCGACGGGCGTTGCTAATGTCGACGACAATGCTTTCCTGATGACGATCTCTGGCGGCAGCGTCGCGAGCGGCAACATGATGGCTGCCAAGAGCTCCGCGGCGGTGTCGCACACCATCAGGATCAAGGGACCGGACGGCAACACGTACTACCTGATGGTTTCGGACACGCAGTAGGGCGATGAAGCATGTCTGATAAAGTCGATAAGGTTCTTCTGGAAACGCGGCTGCGGCAGTTGCGGGAAGGCTTGGCCGAGTTGCAGATGCGAGTACATCATCAGCAAGGCGCCATTGCCATTCTGGAGCAGCTTCTAGCCGAGGGCCAAGAGGCCGACCAAGCAGCCGAGAATCAAAGCGAGGGGATCGATGAAGACAGCGGCGTGGGTAAATAAGACCGCGAGTGCTGCGGTTTTGTCGGGCAAGGGGAGTCTGTACAGCGTTGTACTGACCGCAGGTAGCGATGCTGCTACCGCCACTGTCTACGACAATACCTCAGGCAGCGGCACGGTCATCTGTAAGCTTGGTGCGGCGACCGGTGAGACCGTCCAGTGGAGCCCTGGTGTACGTTTGCCAGTTTCTACTGGAATCTACGTGGCTCTTAGCGGCACTGGGCCGAGCTGCAGCATTGCATACTCGCCGTAGAGGCGTAGATGGCCTACACGACTACGGCTGACGTAAAGACGTATCTGGGCATCTCTGGTAGTGGCGACGATGATTTGATCGAGGCGCTCATAGACGCTGCCCAGGCTTACATCGACGCTGAGACGGGGCGCACATTCGAGGCGTCTTCAAACACATCGAAATACTTTGACTGTGCCGCCCCGTTTGTGGATGGCAGAACGCTGTACTTCGGCGAGTGGGAAGCAGCGAGCATTGACTCGGTGACTAATGGTGACGGCGATACGATAGACAGCAGCTATTACGTCACGCTGCCGAGGAACACAACACCGTATTACGGGATCAAGCTGCTGGCGAGTAGCGGGCTCAGTTGGACCTACATCGATGACCCCGAGAGCGCCATCGAGATAAGCGCCAAATGGGCCTACAGCGCGAGCCCTCCGGACGACATTGTGCATGCGGCCAAAGAGCTCGCTGCGTATCTCTATCGCCAGAAGGACGCTCAGGTGTTTGATACGACAGCGTTTCCTGAGGCTGGCGTGATTCAGGTGCCCAAGGGTGTGCCGATGACGGTCAAGCTGATTATCAGCCGGTATCGTAAGAAATTCTGATGGCGACATACACGAGTTTCATCACCAATCTCGCCAATCTTACAGTCACCGATGTTACGCGGAAGTTGACGCTGAACAACACGCCGCCAGCTAGCGTCGACACGGCTGATTTGCCGTTGCAGTTCGTCTTGCCGCTCGGCGGCACGGACAATGCAGCGATCACGTTCGCCGGCGGCGACTGGCCTGAGCATCGCGCAACGCTGGTGGTCCTGATCAATCCGGTAGCGCAGGACACTCCGGCCGCCAACTACGCTGATGCAGTAGACATGGTCGACAACCTCAACAGCGCGCTGTTGGCGGCGCACAAGGCGAATACTATCTGTAATGAGGGCATCAGTTGGGTGATTAGGGTAGTTAGTAGAGACATAGCGGGCATAATGTATTGGGCGGTTGACGCGGAGGTTGTAAGTCATGGCGCAGGTGTATAGGCAGCTGACTCATCGGATACGCATACAACGTGGGCCTGGCAGGCCGGACAAGGTCAGCGAGCGGCCGTGGGATGAAGTTACTGGGCGCTTTCTGGACAGTGATGAAGAGCCGACGTTGATCACGTTTGAGGAAGACGATGATGTCGACATCCCGTGGCTGTTGAAGATCGGTGCGATTGTGCCGTGGGAGCCAGTGCCAGAGGAGCCGGAATTAGAGGAGCCAAACGATGGCGAAAGTGAGTAATGTCAACACCAGGGTGTACCTCGACGAGTATGCGTTGTCTGGCTTTATCAGCGAGATAAGTATGAACGTCGAGCAAGAGACGCCAGACGTCACGTGTCTGTCCGACAGCGGCCCGCGGCGCATACCGGCCAACTACACGCATTCGCACTCGTTCACTGGCTTCTTTGACGGCGATGATGACAGCGTCGACGAGATCATCCACAACCTCTTGTCCGATTCGTCTGACCACTATTTGCTGCAACTCTTTGGTGCCAATGCTGCCGGCAGCGTAGCGTATGAGTCCATTGTGAGGCTGGCCGGCAAGCCGATTGTAGGCCGGGGCGGCGAAGCCGTCGGGCTCAACGGTGATTTCGAAGGGAGCGGGCATCTCAGCCGCGGCCTGGTCATGTTGAACAAGACGGTCACCGGCACCGAGGATGGCGCCGGATACAACCAAGGTACGACCAGTGCGGGCACAGTGTACCAGGCTGTCTTCAGGGTAATCAGCGGTACGTTCAGCAGCATCACGCTCAAAATCCAGGAATCGAGCGACGATGGTAGCAGCGACGCCTACGCGGACATCAGCGGTATGAGCGCCACATTGACGGCGGCAGGCGTGTCGCGTGTTACCACAACCGCGGCGACTGAGGCGTGGAAGAGAGCAACGGTGAGCGCCTTCACTGGCACAGATGCTGTTGTGCTAGTGACGGCAGGGACAGTAGCAGGAACTTAGGAGAGTAGAATGGCGAAGAAACCAGCAAAAGATATCAATTTCTCGGTCAACTCAGTTGCGATCGAGGACGATGTCAACGACATAACGATGAATGTGACCCAGGAGACGCCCGAGGTCACGGCTTTGGGTGATACTGGGCCGCGGCGAGTTGTGGGCAACTACGACTACAACTGGTCGTTCTCCGGTGCCGCCGATTTTGCCAGCGGCCAGAGTGACGCGACTCTGTTCGGGCTCATCGGCAACAGTGGCGTGGCTATAGCGTTCGATCCGACAGGCGCTGAGGCAAACACTGACGATCCGAACTACGACAGCACGAGCGCTGTCCTCGGCAGCTATAGCATCACGGGCCGTGTGGGCGATGCGGTCACATTCAACGCCGAGATTCGCGGTAATAGTGCTTTGGCTAGGAATACGTCCTAATGGCTAAACCCAAGCCTATACGGATTCCGAGCGACAACTGCATCGTGAAAATTGGCGGTGTCGAGTACCGACCTCATGAGAATGAGTGGGTAGAGGTTCTCCCGGGCCTCAAGGTAGGGCACCAGAAACTGATAGCCGAGATGGACGCCTTGCGTGCAGAATTCGAGACGTTGGAAGACGATGCTCGTCGGGACGACGAGAGTGGTCTTGCGGCTCGACGCCGCATCAACGAGCTGGCTGCGGAATGCAACGACAAGATGATTCGCTTTCTGCGCCAGCGGCTCGTGGCTTGGAACTGGACCGACGAGTTGGGCAGACCGCTGCCGGAGTTGGACGGCACCGAGCGCCCGTTCGAACTCCTCAGCGCCGAAGAACTCGGCTGGCTCCTGGCAGCTTGCCGTGGCGACGTGGAGACTGAGTCAAAAAATTCCTAGAGTCCCTGGCAGACCATCTGCTAGGGTATCGGATCAGCAAAGACAACTTCAGTGAGGTGCATTATGGTCCGCAGCCGTTCGAGGCATTTATCGCCGAAGTGTGTGAAGCGTTTGGATGCTTGCCATCGGAGGCGATGGGGGAAGACCTGGAACTGGTACAGCGGATCATATTGTATCGCAACGCAAAACAGGCGCTGGCGTTGGCTAAACAGGGAAAGGGCGGGATGGCCGTTTTGCAAAAACACCCTGGTTTGATTGACATTCTCTTGCGGCTAGCCAAGGCGCAGACTGGTAGCGATATGACAGTAGAACAGATGTTCGACTTGATAGAAACCGACGAGGAAGAGAGTGCCGATCGGGACTGAGCGGTTACGTTTGATAATTGACGCGCAGGATCGTGCGAGCACGGCGCTGAAGAGCGTTGATCGCAGCGTGAGCGGTCTGCGGCAAAGCATCAACACGCTGATTGGCCTTGCGGGTATCGGCGGCGGCCTTGCAGGGCTCGGTGTTGCTTTGCGGAAAGCCTTGGATGTTGGCGAGGCCGGTGCGCAATTGGCCAACCTGGAGCGCAGCTTCACGCGGTTTGCGGAGAGCACTGGCGCTAATGCCGATCAGGTCCTTGCGAATATGCAGCGCATGAGCGGCGGCATGATGGCCCAAAGCGAGCTCATGGAGCAATATAACCGCTCGTTCTTGTTGATGGGCCAGGACATGGCCGCTCAGATGCCGAGGTTGATGCAGATTGCTGCTGCAGCATCCGCGGCCGGTATGGGCGACTTCAACTTCATGTTGAACTCGCTGGTCACTGGTCTCGGGCGGCTGTCGCCGCTGATCCTGGACAACCTCGGTTTCACAAT